TCATAATCGTTTTTGTTTTAAGTTGTTATTAAATACCCATGCAAAAGCGATAGTCCTGATGAGAATCATTAACCGCCCTGCAATGGTCGTCTGCTCTTGCAAACGCTTGATAAAAGAAGAACATAAAGCAGCTCATTATTAGAACTGCTAATATGGATTGTTTGACTAGTTGCATAATAAACCTCGTTAATAGTTAAATTTAGCTAACCATGGAAATTCTTTTTGAGTATAACCATTTTTAATATCGTTTTTATTTGGTTTATTCTCAATTATACGGGCTTCTCTATTTACTTGGCGTTGTTGTAGCGCTTTTAGAATTCTTTGAACTTTGTCGGTAAATTCTAAAGTAAGTAAATGCTCAATAAGTTTCTCCTCTTTAGGAGTGTATAAACTTTTATTTTCTGTATTAGTCATTTTCGTTTTTGTTTAATTGTTAGTAAAAAAGTCCTCTATGTCGCATTGAAGATCATAGAATTTATCACGCTCTAACCTGCTAGCTAATAAGCTGGCTAGTACCTGAAGATAAATTTCAATATTGATATACTCACTACTTAGATTGTCTGGCGTGTAACCCATCTCGCTGGCAATCTCTAAAGAATCTTTTAAGCTTGGGTCATTCTCACTTAAATATTCCATAGCTCTGGCATAGTAAATTATTTTTATATCAAAATAACCGCCTTCATCCAGTAATTCTGAAAGTGCTTGATAACAATCTGTCGGGTTGTCTTGGTCTAGCTCTTCTAGTTCTTCATCACTGAAACAGTTTTGAAGATTGTCCCTAAGATTAAGATTGTTGCTTTCTTGTAGTTCAGTTAAAAAGGTTTTTATCTCTTCGACTGATTTTTTATTTTTTGTATTAGTCATTTTCGTTTTTGTTTAAAGTTAATATTATTTAGTTTTTTACACATGATAAAGCCATTGAACCCTTAGAGGCTCTCACATAATAGCATGTATTATTTCTTTGTTTATCTTCGCAGATGTTTATCGCATCTGGTTTAAAGTCTTTACAAAGAACTTTGCTTTTTGTTTTGGCCCGCTCTTTGGCTAATTCTTTTAAAGCCTCATCAACTATTTGTGTTGATTGGTCTTTACTGCTTACAAAGCCAGCTTGTGCATTAGCACTAAAAGAAGTCATTACCCAGATTATGTTTAATATGTAGATAATGCCTGCTAGCATCGCAACTATTAAGATAATATATAAAATAGTCATATAACCCCCTTTAGTTTAAAGTTCCTAAAACATACTGACCGCTTTTAATCTTGCGTTCAGTTTCCTTTTTATCTTCATTAAGGAATATGTTTCGGTACTTACCAGTGGTTGTGCTGTATTCCCAATAATCTTTATCAAGAATAGTTTTCAAACCATGTGCAAAAGGTTTGTAAGCTATAATTGAATTGTAGCTTTGAAAATAAAGTCCGTCTTCGGTTTCAATGATGAATTGATTAGCAATCTTATTACCGTTTGAAGAGGTCATATTGCTAACTTTTACTTTTTTAATATTTATTGTATTAGTCATTTTCGTTTTTATTTAAAGTTAATAAATTAATAAGTTAAAATATACCTTGAAAATTCAAGATATAATTACATTGTAGTAAGGGCTTCTTGAAATGTCAAGAACTTTTTTCAATAAATTTCAAGAAAGTTTATTATATCTTTTTGAAAGGCCGAGTTGCTTGGCTTTACGCCATATACACATGCGACTAACTCCGTAATGAGCAGCTAGTTTTTGAGTAGTTAAGAGGTTGTAAAGTCTAATAAATTGATCTTTATTAACTAAATAAGTGCCATTACTTAGTGTTTCGCTTTTTTTATCTGTTAATACTATTCTATCTTCTACGGCTTCTTGCTTTGTAAGGCCATATTGCTTGGCTGTGCGATATATAGTTAATCGGCTAACCCCTAAAAGGTTAGCTAATTGTGTTATTGATAGTTTTTTATATAAATTTATAAATTCTTGCTCACTAAGTGTAATTTTAGTCATAATATTAGTAGATTAAAGTTAAATGTTACTAGATATAAGTTTGTAACTAGTATGTGTGTGTAACTAGTTAATGTAACTAATATATGTAATTAGTATAAAATGTCAAGTTTTTTGTTTTTATTTATTTTTATCTTGAAAAGTCAATAAATGTGATATCACATGTGATAGGTAGTGTGTCTAGTTTGAAGCCTTATAAATCAAGGATGTAATAGGTGTGATACCTATTTCTTACCTATTAAGATTTTATTAAAATATAGTATATGTAATTAGTATATGTAATTAGTATAAGAATATGGTGATGTTACACTGAGCATTTATTAGTGAATAAAAATTATTAAGTAGTAGAAAAAAGGTGTTACAAGGTGTTTTAGGGATTACACTGGCTTAAACACTGGCTTCGGACTAGACACATTAGGGATTACATTGTAATATTTGTGATGGGAGCTTTCTTTAAATTTCAATAGTGGATTATTTGTCAAAAACTGTTTTGCCAGTCAATTGGTAGTATTTTATTGCGCCTTGTCTTTTTCTTTTTTTAGCTTCTTCTTTCTTTTTAATAAGTTCGGTTGCTGTTAGCTGTCTAGTTGGTAATGGGTCGCCTTCAATAGATATGGCTGTAATAGAGTTCTTTTTATGCTTGTCTAGTAGCTTTATTATAGCGTCATGTATGCACCTAGCTTTAATATATTGTGTTCTCTCACTGTTTCTGTATTTGAATTTAACGAAATATTTGAGCAACATATTAATAATACTGTTTCGTTTGTTTTAGGTTAGTTAGTGGATTTAGTGTATTTGATAAAGCCTTGTAATCCCCTATAAACTTTAAAAATTGTATTGAGCTTATCTCCTCTAAACAACATAGCCCATTACGCTTACATGAGCGCATTAAGCTAACTAAGCTTAAAACATATTATTGATTTTTCAAGATTAAATTCAAGAAAGTTTATTGAAATTTCAAGCGTGCCTTTCGCTCTCATCGTGGCAGTTTTGAAAGCGTAAGGGGCGTATGGAGGGGGTACCCCGAAAAACGGTTTGCCACCCCCGTCATCACCTATTTTACCTCTATAATTCCATGTACATTAACGGCGTTCAGAACGCTATATACGTCAGGATAACGGCCGGCTCAAAATATTTTTTAAGGCTCACACACGGGCCACTCGCTTTCAAAGCTAATTTAGTCTTTTGCTTGACATTTCAATAATTAGTTCTTACAATATGGTTTACAAGTATATTCAGTTGTTAGTAAAACAAATGAAAAATCTCTTTAAAGACGAACAAATACAAAAAAGATTTGACCCATTTATGGACAAATTAAAGAAAACAACAAAGGCTATGCCGCCATTAGAAGAAATACACGACCCCAACAAACCCGGGTCAACCGATGTGGTGCCATATGACCTTAAAGCCTATGCCTTTTTTGAGGAATATAAAAAGGATTTAGATGTAGACCGTACGCTAAAAACACTTAATATCCCCAAGAAGGTGTACACACAATGGTTAGATCAGCCAAAATTCACGGACGTATTAAACCGCATCCATCAAGCTTATGAGGATGCAGTGCTGATGGATGCTAAAACTGTGGCTGGCTGGAGTGTAGAAATACTTAGAGACATCCATAATCGGTTTAAAGAAGGTGATTCTAAAGCTGGTAGTGCATTAGCCGCTATGGCTGGTAATATGCTTAGAGCCAGCGGTAATTTTAAGGATGCTACGCAAACAGCGCCACAGGTATTAATTCAAATTGATACTGGTAATAACACCCAAACCAAATCAAATGACACGCAAAACACGCCGCTGAAAGCGGTCAACGCAACACCACAAGAAGTATCAAACAAAAGCGATCATAGTATTAATATTAACATAAAATCAAAAGAAAATGACAAACAGCGTATTGCAAATATGTCCATCTTGTGCGGAGAATAACGGCGCAACATGGAAGAATCCACGTAACACCGCACCAATGTTTCTTGGTGTTTGCGGTTGTTGTAAGGAAATAGTACCGTGTACTCACATACAATTCTGGCAAGGAATCAAAAGCGATTCTCAACTAAAGACACCGGACGATCTCAAGAAAGACGAAAAGAACGCAAAGCGTAGAGAAGCAACCGCAAACAAAAAGCAGTCTCAACCATCAAGCGATCTTTTAGGCGATGAGTAGTATCTTACTTGAAATAATAAAACTTGTTCTCGGTGTTGGTACTCTAATGCTGATCTATTACTTTACTAAAAGTATGGACATAGTTATAATTTACTTACTCTTCAACATAATGATTGTCTTAGTACAAATTAAAAAAGTCTTAGGCGATGGCGAAGAACAGAAATAATCCATACGAGCAAGCACCAGCAACGCCAACGTTCAAGCTTAATTACCAAGCTAGTCCGACTTTAGCTGACTTCCACGCATCAAATGCGTTTGTAAGAGGGGTTAAGGGACCCATCGGGTCAGGTAAATCGGTGGGTTGTTGCCTTGAGATATTCATTAGAGCCAAGCAACAGCACCCGTCAACGGATGGTAAACGCCGTACTAGGTGGGCTGTAGTGAGAAATACGGGGCCAGAACTGGAAACAACGACTATTAAAACATGGTTAGATTGGTTCCCAGAGGCGGTGTTTGGCAAGATGAATAGAAAACCGCCAATCACGCACCGTGTTGCTATTGAGGATATAGAGCTTGAGGTAATATTTCTTGCTCTTGATAGACCAGACGATGTTAAGAAATTGTTATCTCTTGAGGTAACGGGTATATTTTTTAATGAGGCTAGGTTCATCCATAAGGATATTGTGGATGCTGGTACCGGTCGTGTTGGTAGATACCCAGCAAGGAAAGAAAAACCAGATGACGTACCGGACGATCAATGGCCAACATGGTATGGTATTATTATGGATACTAACCCACCAGATGATGACCATTGGTGGTATAATGGTGCAGAAGTTGAGACACCAGAAGGGTGGGAGTTCTGGGGGCAACCATCGGGTTTGAGCCCAGA